TATCTAAAGGAAACGATAGACTACATGTTGATGGTGGAAACAGATCAGATACCATAATTGATTGGTATGATAACGAAATTGCTCTAATGCCTGGGCAATATCCTCTTCCAAATGGAGAGAGAGTTACTTTAGCAAGTACTAACACATATACTCGTCAGTTTTTAATTGATGAAGGTGGTGTTTATGCTGAGTTGAGCAATCACATTGACAATCAACAGTTCTCATTTTTTGAATATGGACAGTTGGATGAAACTGATCGTAAACAGTTATTCATTAACTTGAATGCTAATGAGAATCTAACTGTTGAAGAGTTTCGTAATTGCGAAACTGCTGATATATGTGGGTTGGTTCGTGATCTTAATGACGAATACAAACCTATGTTTGTTGACTATGGATTTGTTACTAAAGCAAATGCAGAGAGATATAAGTTTTGTTCGTGGTTAGCATCACTACTTAACTTCTATAACTTCAACAACAGTTGTGATTCTTGGAACACTGATAATCTCAATAAAGATTATAAAGGAACAAATGGAACTCAAGATGAGTTTCCTGAGTTTAAAAAACTCTTTGAAACTACATTTGTGCCTCTTGTAGAGACCATTGCTAACTACGATACAGACAAAAAAGGGAACCCAAAAGGATTTAAAAACTTAGGGCCTAACCGTAACTTATTAATTGATCTTTGGATTATATTGGTAAGACTTGACAAAAAAGGTATCTCATTAACTAGAACTAGAGATAGTAATTACAAACCAAATGTGAAGGCATTCTTTGAGGCGTATAAAGCATGGGTTGATCCCCATATTGCTGATACTGTGCCAAGATATAATGCCAATACAAACACATTATCTACATTTTCTGATCTATATGGTGCTAATTCCGCCCCTAAACTGAAATGTAGACTGGAACTACTTGATACTGAATTCATTCCTTCATTGGGTGATGATGTTATAGTTAAAAAAGATGTTGTTCGTACTTTTGCAGAGGCATGGAGAATGCCTTTATGGCAAAGACAGGATGGCATATGCCCACTAACAGGTAAAACTATTAGTTTGTCAGATGCTAATGATGGTAGTGTTACTCACATGGATCACATAGTACCACATTCTAAAGGTGGTCAAACTATCATGGAGAATGCTCAGTTAGTATTCGCTTCTGCAAATTTGGAGAAGAGTGACAAATGATAACTGTAGAACTAAAAGAGGAACAGGCAATCCTACTTGCTGATACATTGAAGGATCTCTTAAACACAAAAGGTGTCCTTAATGAACAGGCAGAGGTTATAGAGGATGATACACTTGTTCAGATCTACCTAAGAGTGGTGGAGGCAATGTGAACATAGAAGTTTATGATGACTTCTTACCAGAGGAGGTATTTACGCCCATCAAGGACTATGTTCTTGGTGGGCAAATGCCTTGGTATCACTCGCCTAGTTCAGTAAAGGACAATGATCATTGTCCACAGTTCTCTCATTCCTGTTATGCTGACTGTGCTCCTATAAGTGATATTTACAATAGGATCCGTCCAGTATTTGCTACACTTAACCCTATAGGTATTAGTCGTGTTAAGTTTAATGCAACAGCAAGAACATCAAAGATACAAGAGAAACCATTACATGTAGACATCACAGGCCCCTGCGAGAGTCCTGATCCACCATATCCTAATGTGCCAGACTATAGTATTTGTGTGATATATTTCAATGATTGTGATGGTTATACATATTTTGAGGATGGACAGAAAGTAGTATCAAAAGAGAATAGAGCAGTGATATTTCCAGGCGATTTGTTACATGCTGGTACATCATGTACTGATGCTGACTTAAGAGTCGTGCTTAATATAGATTACTGTAAGTGGTAACATGGATTTATTCCCAGTATTATTTGAAGAGTATGATTTGACTGGTGCGCCAGGACTTGATGACTTCAAACAACATATTAAATCTAATGGCAAAAACCATGAACATTCACTCGCTGTAAATGGAGTGAGTTCTCATGGTGGGTGGGATCCATTGCGAGATCCAGTATCCGAACCAATGTTGGCAACATTTCAGCAGTGTTGTAATCATTTCTCAGATAAAGTAGGCAACTGGCCTGTAGTTATTAGTGGTGGTTGGTATAATATACTGCCTAAGGGTGGATTTACTGAGAGACATAGGCATGAGTCTAGTGTTATTAGTGGTGCATTTTATGTCGAACTTCCTGCGGGCGATTTTGGTAATTTCTATGTTGTATCACCATTACAACCATACATGATGTGTGTTCATAACATAAAAGAAACACCTTATGGACAGTATTTCTATGATGTGCCTATTAAAGAAGATCATCTATACCTATTTCCATCGTGGTTAGAACATGGTAGTAGAGTTAATAAGACTGAACATGATAGAATAACAGTCAGTTTTAATACATCTCAATGTGCTAAAGAGATGTTGCCACCTGATTTTGTAGAGAAAATATGGGGAACTGGGCATGAAGGTAGTTGATATATTACCAGAGAATCTTGGTGTAGTAATATATCCTGAACATGATAAACTTAAGTCGTTAGTTATAGATGAGATTAATAATCATGGTAATGAATATGAACATAAGAAAAGAGATTCTGCTGAGAAATCACTAGAACATCTTGATTATTATTCACCGTTATCTAATGATAAGTACAAAGATTTTAGAGAGTGGATAGAATTACAGGCAGAGATATATGCCAGAGATATACTTCACTATGATACATCTGATTTTATATTAACAGATAGTTGGATGAATGTATGTCAGCGTGGTGGTTATCAAAGACCCCATTATCATATAAATGCTGTTGTATGTGCCTTATATTATGTAAACTTTGATGATTCGTCACACTCGCCAACATATTTTTATAAACCTAATGATAGCGAACAGTATCCTGATTACCTACCATATATGTTGACAAATGATAAGAGAACAAAGTATAATGAAGTCAATGAAGTGGTAGGATTAGAGGGTTCATTGTTACTTTGGCGTGCTAATTGTGTTCATGGTTATAGAACTAACCATACAGATAATAGAATTACTATATCCAGTAATCTTATGCCTAGATATATTAATTCTTTTAGAGTAGAACCATTAACTAAAGAAGAGAGACACACTGCTATGACTACATTTAGGAGTAGATTATGGGACAATCCTGATTTTAATTGATATGGAAGTATTAAGTATTCTGCCTACGCCTGTTGCCATTATTCCTTGTCCATTTGCTGATAAGGTTAAAGAGACTGTGCTAGATCATATTAGTAAGGAAGATGTTCTCAATTTAGATTATAATATTGATAGTGGTAATTTAAAACATATTGGACATTATTCTATATTGATGGATGATAAAAGATATGGAAGATTGAGAAGTTGGATGGAAGAACAGGCATTAATATTTGCTCGTGATGTTAAAGGTGATTACATACAAGAACACATACAAGTAACAGATAGTTGGTTTAATATATCAGGCGAAGGAGCATATCAACATCCACATTGTCATGGTAATTCTTATCTAAGTGGTGTATATTATGTGAACTTTGATGATACAAAAGGACATGTAAATACACATTTCACTAATTCTGAGAGTTTATATCAACAGTATAAACCTTCACTAATCAATTTGCCAGTTAAATATACAGATTATAATCAGGATAATAAAGTTATATCAAATGAAGGCGAGTTATTATTATTTCCATCACAAGTAATACATGGATATAATCTCAATAAAGGTGAGAATAGAATTACTATAGCAATGAACTTTATGCCAACAGTATTAACTAACGGCGATTATGGTTGGCGAGTTGTTAATTTAACTCAAGAAGAAAGAGCGAGAGCATTCAATGCCCGTAAGGGATTAAAGGATCATTGGGGCATGGATCAAGAGTTAAATCCGCCTCATGGAGTGAGTGACTTGCCAAATCCTGAGTAGTATGCCATAATACCTATGGAGAAACAAATGGATACGTCCATTTTGTTTCTCGCACCCTATTTTTATTATTATTATGCTTTGGGAAGCAAAAGTTATTATCAACAATAGACTTTTCTCAAAAGAGTTTGAGAGTATATCGCCTTTTGGTTCTGATGCTAAAGTTGAAGCACAAGGCAGATTTGGTACTGAAGAGGTTCAACTATTTCCTAAATCAGTATAATGTCACTATCTAAAGAAACAATAGAGAAGTTAGCGGATGCTATGACTATGGAAGTTATAGCATATATTACTACATCACCTAAAACAACTACGTTTTTATATGAAATGGTAGGTGAGGCATTATGCGAAACTCTTGGTAACAAACAAGCAGATGGATCTTGTTCATTTGATGGTAGCAAACTGGTGCCTAAAGTTGTAGATAGAATTAGGATGAATATTATTCCTAATAATATGCCATCTGACCCAGCAGATTTATGATTTGGAGAGTATGGAAGTATGCCTTGGGAAGTTTCGAGGATAATAAAACTGCAAAGTATGATAATGCAGTTTGTATTATTAGGAGCATTATTTTGTTTACTTATCTTGCTACTAATACCTTTATTGTTGCTGGCGTGATACGTCATTGGGAGAAGGACAGTCCAGAAAGTGGCACAAGAGTGGTTGAAGTGTATGAGGTTTAATAGTATTATAATAGAGTAAAACAAATTAATTCCTTATGTCATCAATCAAAGTGCCAGCAGATTACAAACAACCAACTGAATCTCAGTTGCAAGTATTAGTATTAAGATGGACAACTGATTTATGTCGTGCTCTTGAGAGAAATTACAAGGATTATTCACTAAGAAGTTGTATCAGAAATAATGCTGATGAACTTACTCCTTATCTACAAGAGAGAATAAGGAAAATTGAAATGGATGAAGAAATGATGAAGTTTCGCATCCAAAAGGGCAAGAAATACTACAAGATCATCCATCAAGACTGGCGTAATGGCGAGTATGTGGATGGATCAGTTCATGCCTTTGTTGATAAGAATACAGGTGAAGTTTATAAACCTGCTTCATGGAGGTCACCAGCAAAGCACGTAAGATATGATATGAGAATTATTAATCAACGTGAGGCAATGTATGCTAATTGTGACTGGGCAGGTGGTTATCTATACTTAAGATGAGAACTATAACTATCAGCAGGCAGATAGGATCAGTATTGGTCGTATCTGCCTATTTTATTGTATTGCATTATAGTGTACTTTATGGTACAATATTACATGCAATAGCATGCTTATTGAGCATACCATTCTTTATAAGAACTAGGGCGTATGATGTGGTGGCAATGTTATCATTTATGGTAGTAGTTTCCGCCTCAAAATTAATACAAATGCTCCTCTAAATATTAACAGATTTGATATTACTATGGGTTACGATTCACTTAATGCACCAGCAGCAGCGGAGGCAGTTACTTCAGGCAAAGTAGATAGATTGCAAAAACAATTACAGCAAACTATGAAAACACTTGGCAATCTTGATGAGAGATTAACTACATTAGAGTCAATGGTTCATGCCTCATTACTTAAACAGCAAGATGATATTGTAGGTCTAGTTGCTGACATTAATTTACTTAAAGGTACTAAAGAACTTGAGAGTGCCTCTAATAAATTTGATATGGAAGGCGCACCTGCTCCCCATCCACATGATGCACCAGTTCCGCCACCAGTTGGGTAAGTGTCCACTACTGATTGCCAGATAGTGTAGGGCATGCCATAATAATAGTATTGAATTACACTTTTACTATGGATGAATTTGATCTAGGTATGGAGTTTCTTGAATTAACAAAGCGAGAAACTGAAGATGACTGGTTAAGTAATGTTGAAGGCGTTAAAGAAGTATTTGATCCTGAGACAGAGAAACTGTTGAAACAGTTTTAGAACTGTCACATGCCCCTGCACAGCAGGGGTTTTTTATTCTATAATATTATTATTGAGACAAATTTATGAAACTGCGTGAACATCAATCAGAAATAGTTGATACCATGCAGAAGCACAGTAAGGGGCAAATCATTGTACCTACTGGCGGTGGTAAAACTATTTGTATGATTAAGGATGCTGAAAGGCATCTATTTAATCTCGGCAATAGAGATAACAAAACAATAGTAATTGTTGCTCCTAGAATACTATTAGCACAGCAGTTATGTGCTGAGTTTATAGAACATATTACTAATGTTAATATATTACATGTTCATAGTGGTGAGACGCCCTATGAGACAACAACTGCGATAGATGAGATATATTTTTGGCATAAGAATAGTAGTGGTCACAAATTAATATTCTCAACATATCAGTCACTTCATAAGGTAATGAGATCAACTATTGATGTTGATACAATATACTTTGATGAGGCACATAACAGCGTACAAAAGAACTATATTGAGGCGGTTAAACACTTTGCCACTAAGGTTAGTCGTTCTTATTTCTTTACTGCTACACCTAAAGAGTCTAAATCTGATGTTAAGACTGGTATGAATGATGAGAGTGTATTTGGCAAGAGGATTGTTGATGTACCTGCTCCTGAGTTAGTTAAAAAGGGATACATATTGCCTCCTGATGTTAAAGCAAAGAAATATAACTGTGGTTTCTTTCAGAGTCAAGAATTGATGGAGAAAGAGGCAATCATTGATGCTCTTAAGACTGAGGATCACATGACTAAAGTATTAATAACTGCCAAATCTACCAGTAATATTCATAAACTACTTACCAAAACAGATTTTATGGCAATATGCCATGAAATGAGATATAATGTTATGCACATAACATCTAAGTTTGGTGCTATCATTAATGGTAAGAAAGTATCAAGGAAAGTATTCTTTGATATTATGAATAAGTGGGGCAAGGATGAATCTAAGAAATTTGTTATGTTTCATCATAGTATATTATCTGAGGGTATGAATGTATCAGGATTAACTGGTTGCATATTACTTAGAAACTTAGATCTTATCAGTATGGCACAAACTATTGGTAGAGTTATTCGTTTACATGATAACGACAAACGACATATTGATGCTGGTGACCTAATTCCAGGCAATTTCGAGGGATACCATAAACCATTTGGCAAATTATTTGTACCAGTATATTCTAATATTGGAATAGGTACAGAGAAGCGTCTAAAATCAGTTGTAGATACTATCTTTACAAAAGGTGAAGCGCAAGTATCTGTTGCCAGAAAATAGACTAGATAGTATAATGAAAATTATGGAGGCGTATGGTATGAGACAGATTGATAAGATTCGTCAACAATGCCTGCAAGAAATAGACAATCATTATGCTAATCAAATGACTAAATTAGTTGATGATCTTCGTCTTGAAGATGCTGAAGCAATTATGCACGAAATGACGTATGATGGCGAGGATGATTCTGATTTATTCTTAGATGATCTAACTGAATGGAATACTGAAGAATTAAATGGCATTTACTTTGAAGATTTAAAAGATGACTAAAGAAGAAAGGCAAACTAAGAAAGAATTAAATAACTTAGTTTATCCTAATCATCTTAAATTTCTTAAGAAACTTAAAGCAGATCTTAAGAAACCAGGCACTAAACTTCGCAAACGAGATAGAAAGAAATGATTGAACATTCTTTATTATTTGCCATAGGATTGAGTAAGTTTAGTGTTAATGATTGGCAGAATAAGAAATCTAAGTTGCTCGAACTCATA